CAACTGTATCACCTACTGATAATTGCTGAAAATTAAACTCATCGCTATCGGCATCCCATATTGCTGTAACTCCATAAGGAGGTTGCGAAGTATTAGTGTCATCCCCTAACGTGTCATTAGTTAATAATGTTTGTGTGTTAGGTAAAACAGTAATAGGTGTCGTTTGTGTTGCTAAATCGGCGTAGTCAAAGTAGCCTAAACTAGCGAATAATTGTTCAGGTTTATTCTTAATATATGCATCGGCTTCAATATCATTCTCATTCCAATCTGATTGAATATTTACTTGTGCGCTTGCTTCTAAATCGTTTATTTTAGTGACTAACTCATCTGTAAGATTATTATCGCTTAAATCTTTTCCTGTAACTTTATCGACTTTGCTTTCGTATAATTCCGTAAAATTATCATTCGATTTTATCGAAGCATCTCTTAACGCATCGCCTAAGCCACTGTTAGGAGTTGAAACATTTAATATTTGTTGAGCCATTTTAGTACCAATTTAGAATATTAGTTGAACTTTTTGTATTTTCAGTTGAAGTCCATTCAGGAATAGAAATTGTTTTCATAAATTCTCTAAAATTATCCTCATACGAAGATGCAATAGCCTTATAATTGTTACCTAATATTACGACCTCGTTGTTACTTGAACTCGTTGCGTTATCTGGATTCAGTTTATAAGTCCCTGCATTGGTAGTTTTTGAGGTATTCAAAGATAAATAAATACTCGCTGAAAAAAAAGCAGTCATATAAACAATATAGTCGTTGTAAATAGTTAAATAATCTCCTGATAAAGTGTTATTTTCTATTTCTGTACTGATTTTATCGTACAAACTTTGCCCTAAAATACGCTTTAAATGCGTTGTTTGCGCTACGTTTATTGCTGGTTTAATCGAATCAGAATCAATATTCCCACTAAACCCTGTCAATTCAGCAATGTCCGTTTCTTTTATGAATAGTTGTATCATTCTGCTGTAGTTATTTCAGTTTCTTCTTCAAAGTCTTTAAAGTCTAATTTAATACTTGAATCTATTAAACTAAACGCATCCATTAGTCCGTTTAATATTACGCCTCTCATCGGGTTTATGTGCCTACGATATAATCCCTTAGTGGCTACTGCTATTTCATCGGCATTACTACTAAATCCACTCCCCGCATTACTACCTGCAAATAAAATAGGTGGTGCTGAGTGCGCTACAATTAATTTTCTTTCTGCTTCCTCTGAATAAAATACGTTTTGTGCATTTAATTCAGGCGGTGATAATTGGTCAACTGTCACCGCTTCCTCCGCTCCCTCGTTGAACGCTACAATAACCGCACTTTGATTTTCGCTTCCTACCACTTTATTCCTAACCTCGTCGGCTTTTTGTTTAGCTAATACATTATCGTCAATCCTACCATTATTGTAATTAATAATGGTCATTGCGGTTAATGAATTTCTAAAATGATTTTTGCCAGCATTAGCTAATTCGCCCTCAACTTGCGCCCAAGGAATACCACTTAAATAATCAGGAATTGGGAAAAACGGTTCGGCTGTTGGTCTACGAATAACGGCTATCTCTAAATCATTACCCTTGTATTCTCCTGTAAATTTAGGATATAACGTAGGTTTGAATCTAAATCTATTAGACCAATCCCAGCTATACCAATAGCCATCAACGTTGATACTTGTAGCATCGTAATTTACTCCAAGTTTGTAAACAGGAATGTACTCAACTTTCAAAGGTTTTTGTTCTACGCTCCAAATAACCTGATACGCAAAGCCTCCGTAAATCTTATAGTCTTGACACATTAATAATGCGTCTTCTTGTGATATATATTTTCGTAAATCTTGACCATTGGAATCAATCAATCCCTCACCATAAATATAATTTACAAACGCATTTATAATCGAAGCGTTCGTAGGACTGTCATCATACGCATCTTTATAGGTTTTGAAATTGATATTGTTTTCACCATTAGTTACCCATTTACGACCGTATAGGGGTTTTACGTCAATAGGTTGGAACTTTGACATTTTAATATTCCCCTCAAATACTTGTACTTGACTATGATTTGAATTTGAACCTTGAAGTGCTTTGGCTTCCATATTCGTAATTTTGTATATTTGTTCCCGATTCTAAAACTATTAATTTTCCTAAGTAAATGATTTCGTCATTGTTGACTATTTCAATATCATATTTATTTTGTATAGCAAAATCAGTCGGTTGTGTTGGTAGTGTGATTTCTAATTTATCCGTAATTTCAAATGTATAACTAGGTGAAAAAGTAACTCCTGTATTTTCATTTCTAAAAGTCAATATAAATTCGTCGTTTACACTTGGATATTTTCGAGGTACTACCTTAAAAATCAGTTCTTCATTTAAAAATAATACTTTCATTTTTCTAAAAATTTATAAAAAAAGCCAACGTTATGCTGGCTTTTCCTAATTATTAACTCAAAACAAAATAGTATTATTAGTAAGGCATCAAAGCACTAGCATAATCAGTTAAAGCTGTTCCTGTAAGAACATATTTTCTAGCAAATTCAGGTTCCATCGTTTGAAAAGTAACTGTATATCCGTTTAAATCTCCAATAGTTCCTCCAGTATCACCATCGATTGTAATTGCTATCGCTCCATTTTGTACCCCTGCTGCAAATATCAAACCTGCTTTTGTTTCTAAAAACAAAACAACTTCTCCTTTTAGCAACTGTTCTACAAATAATGTAGTTTCTACGTCTCCGCCTGCTGGAACATTGAAAACACAAATAATATTCCCTGTTACGCCCGAACTTCTACTGTCCCCGCCACTAACACCGTTTTCCAAAAACTTAGTAGTAGTATTTTTCAACTCCAACCTTGCAATAGTATTGGTGTCGTAAATAGCTGGTAAAGAAGTTACCCCTGTGCCCGTAGTCTGAATGATATTAGCCGCATCATACTCCCCGATTCCGATTGCTCGAATACCTGGTTGAGAACTTGCGCAAGCTAATTTTCTACTCTTTGTTAAAACAACACATCCCATGTTTATATATTTTTAAATAAGGGGTAATTTTCATACCCCTTGTTATTATTAACCTCCGTAAAGAGTGATGTATCTTTGATTTGTTACCCAAGTAGTCAACGATTGTACGTTTTTGTAGTACATTTGTTGCGCTCCGTTTGCAACTTGACCAGTTTGTAAAGTTGAAATATCAGAAATTAAATCCATCAACAATTTCAAGTATCTAGGGTCAGCGCAAATCATAAAACCAACTAATGGTTTGAATTTCACTTCGATTCCTTGAAAATATACTTTTGATTGTAAAGTATTATCTACAAAATCAAAGTTTTTATTGGAAGCTGCACCAACTGAATTGTTTGCCGTTCTCATCAACTGTCTATGAGCTAATGGAGCGAAAATAACAGGTGGATTTGCTGGATCTGCCAAAACAATCGGATCAATCGTATTGAATAACAACCCATATTGTGCTGCAATATTTGCGCTTGTGATAGCTGAAATAGAAAGTACTTTTTTGTAGTCTCCTAATCCTGCGCCTGGTACCGCTTTTGATTGCGAACCGTTGTAAAGTATAGTCGCTGGCAAAGAGTTGAACAAGTTAGTTGGCATTGCTGCTACTAATGTTTGCGCTCCTGCTGAAATATTACCTTGTGGTGCACCTGGTGTCAAAGCTGCAATAGCTACTTTTTGTGCGGTAGTTGCCCCGTTCCAAGTAGCTGATTCCATTTGTGATGAAATCGCTGGCGTAATATATTGCAAAACTTTGTTATCAAACTCACTTGATACTAAGTTGAAAGCACCTGCCGCCATTGATTTTTCAAAACGAGTGCTTAAAAGCGTTTCATAGTCAACAATATCAGCGAACATAACTCTTACATTGTCAACTGGTGTACGGTCAACTTTGTATTCGGCTGCACTGTCTGCTGTAACCTCACCAGTAGAAGCTGCTTTCATATTTACAGTGACTTTACTTTCGTAAACCTCTGTCCCTGATTTGTGATTTTCGTTTATTTCAATATCTCTATCTCTAAACGTACCCCAATCCGCATATATTTCACTTTGGATTTCGGCTAATTCCGATTGCGGTAATTTAGTTCCGCTAAATGTAACTCCTGCCATTTCTTTTATTTATTAGTTATTAGTAGTTTTGGTTCTTTTTGAATGATTCAATTTCTGTTTCAATCCATTCTATGTCAGCATCGGTAAAATCTTTACCGCTTAAATAGTCTTTGACACTTACACCGTCAGGGATAGCTTCTAAAAATTGAGAATAGGTAACTCCTGATTCAAAAGGATTGACAAAATCAGATATGTTTTTCTTTGCCATTTTTTTTATTTATTTTCTCTATTAAACTTCAATTTCTCGAAATTACTCATTTGCTCATAAGGTTTTTGAACCTCAACGGGAGCGTTTTTTATAGGTTGTGCCGCTGGCGTTTCTGCTTTGAATTTTTGAAATTCAACCGCAATAGCTTCTTTTTCAGATTTCATAGTTTGTAAATCTGTTTCGGCTTTCACTTTGTCAGCTTCAATAGTTGCTAATTTAGCTTCCAATTCAGCTACTTTTGCCTTTAGCATTTCATTTTCAGCTTTGTGGTCTGTTTCATCTTCAACCTCAACCTCAACCGCTGGCACTTCTGCCATTTCAACCTCTTTATCTTTTTCCTCTTCTGTAGGCATTACGTCTGTGGCAAAAAAGGCTTTGCACATATCCCAAAAGTTTTGGGGATTTTTTTCTGTATTCATGTTTATATTTGTTATTGGTTCTTTTACTTCTTTAAACAAAACACGACCCTCAACTGATAGCCCATCTAGGTTTCCATTTTTTACCTCGTTCCAAATAGTAGGATTATCGATTTTGAATCCCATTATTAAACTTCCGTTTGGAGCGGTCAATCCTAATTCTTTTGATTTGTCAACTTCGCTATTTTGAACTATCCAATTTTCAAAAGGATATATTCCATCGGTATTAAAATCAGCGTGATTTATATTCGTTCCACTATTTGCATTTTTTCTGAAATAGTTTTGTTGGAACTTCTCTATAGTTTCAGCAGTATAAAATACGTTTGCTGGTTCGCCTTTTACGTTTTTTCTGAAAATCATTTTATTCGGTATCATAGCAACTGAATAGATGATTTGCTTTTCATCGTTTGCGAAATATAGCTTTTCATTTTCCTCGCTAGAAAACTTTAATAAAGTCGATTCAATCGCTGGGGATTTTACCAAACTTACTTTTTCTTCGTCATTAAATGTGATTTCGTAAACTTTCATGCTACGAAAGTAAGTAGTAAAACAATAGGTAAAAAAAAAGTTGTACAAATGATAAAATATAATAAAACTTTTGCTTAATTTTGAAAAAAAGTATATGAAAGATTTAATATCAAAACCTCCAAAACCTTTTAACTGGGAAAAAGAATTACAAGAATGGAATGATTTTATAACAAAAAAAACAAATGGAAAAAAAAATATTAAGACAGATAATAGTTGAATCCGATTTAACACAAAAGAAAATATCTATTAAATCAGGAATTAGTGAATCTCAACTTAGTCAATGGCTGTCAGGAAAAAGAATCCCTAAACTATCGGCTCTTAATAAAGTAGCAAATAGCTTAGGGATTGAAATATTGATTAATATTAGAAGAAACCCTTTTGTTAATTCCCCAAAGAATTAGCAGTTATCTTATTTCTGTCTATTGCTTGCGCTGTAGATACATCTGAACTTACAACAAACGCCTTAATTGGTGGCTGTTCTTGTTGATTGTTGCTTATTGTTGTAGCGATTTGATTTTCGGATGAGGTTTGAAATCCTACGGTAGGGGTTGCTGATTGACCACCACCGCTTCCACTAGGCAAAGATGTGCTACTTCCTCCACTACTCCCTCCTCCTAATTGCTGTAAGGCTTTTGCGGTTGCAGCTATTGAAGTAGCCACACCTAATGCGCCACTTATAGTATTAACTGTTACAAAAGGTTGACCCCCCGTTAAAGGCGAAGCTGCTACTGCTTTTGCGTTTGCAGCCATTGTATTAATAACTGTTTTAGCTATACCCGCTGCGTTTTCAGCAATTACTAATCCTTTTTGAATAGCTTTATTTTTTATACCTAATGATTGAAGTAAAGATATTCCTTTGCTTACATTGTCTATTTGAGCGTTTTGAATTTCTATTTTAGCTTCTGCAACTGCTTTTTCGTCTTCAATTTCTTTATTTCTATTTGATTCTTCTTGTTGTGATTGTTTTTCTGAAATAGCATTTAATTCATCTATTTGAGCTTGTTTATTCTCATTATTAATTGCTCTTTGTTCAAATTCTGCATTATTAATAGCGATTTGAAATTCATTAAACTCTTTTAATCTTTGTTCTTCTAATTTCTTTGCTTCTTCCGCTCTTTTTTTAGCTTCTTCTTGTTCTTTTTTCCTTTTTTCAGCTTCCTTTTCAGCTATTTCCTTAGCTTTTTTATCCTTTTCATCTTGTGCCTCTTTGTCTATTTTAGCTAATTGTCTATTAGTTTCACGTGCAAATTCAGCAGTTGCTTTGCCTTCTTCAGCAACAACTTCTAAATATTTATTCTTAGCCTCTATTTTTTTCTTAGTAACCTCGTTTAATTGGCTTTCGTGTTCTTGTAAGTATTTTTTATTAAGTTCTAATTGCTGTTTGGCTTTTGACTTTGCTAAATCTAACTGTCTATCCGCTTCGCTAGTCGCCCCTACGAAATCAGTAACCGCCTGCACTATATTTCCAATTGTTTCAGCTATTCCTGAAAGACCAGGTATTGCATTTAAAACGGCTTTTTTAATAGAATCAAAATTCTGTACTAGGGCTACAATTGCTATCCCTAACGCACCTATTCCAGTTGCTATAATTGCGCCTTTCAATACTTTGAATCCTACAGCCGTGGTTTCTGCAGTTACCCCAAACAACTTAGTTGCAGCCGTTGCAACTGTAGTAGCCGCTGTATTAGCAGCCGTCACAATTGTACTACTTGCTATTACTGTTTTTAGTGTTTTCCATTGGTCTCCTAAATTTGATAAACCACTCACGGCATCGCTAAAAGCCATCGCCGCCTGTACTTTTAATAAAGTCTTTTGAGTGTCCTCACTTTGATCACCAAACAAAGCCATTCCCGAAACTAATCCACTTGTGGCGGTTGTAGCAATTTGAGTAGCTGCTCCAAGTGCTTTGAACTTTTGGTCAGGGTTGAAATTGTCAACTAAATCTTTTGAAAATTGCATTTGGTCTTTCAAGTCCGCAACTTTCTTGGCAGCCTGTACCGCTTCTTTGGATGTTTCCCCAAAGGTTTGAGATACTTTTAAAAGTTCTTGGTTTGCTTCTCTTAATTGTGTTTTAAAAGTCTTTAAATTCTGTTCGCTTTTTTGGGTGGCTTGTGTGTTTTCATTTTGCGATTGTGTAGTATTGTCAATCGCTGTATTGAGTTGTTGTACTTCACCAGCTACCGCATCGGCATTCGTATCATATGTTAATGAAATCTTTTGTTCTATATTGTTATTTTCGTCTGCCATTGCTTAATAGTTTAGTAGTGTAATTTTAGTTTTACCTGTTGTTATGTCGATTGGGGCATCGAGTATTGAAAATTTAGTTTCACCTATTATAATATCGTTTTGTAACCTAAATCCTACAGGAGTTGCTCCGCCTCCTTGTATCGTTGTAGCCTCGTTTAGATATAATTCAGAAGCAGGCAAAGTCAATGTATATTCTTGTGACAATACATTAGGATCTAAATATCTAATGATTTGTGGTTGATACCCTTTCGAGAATAGATTTATAGGATATTCGATATTAAACTCTTTTAGTATTGAAAAAGCAAAGCTATTTGCGTTACTCAACAAATAAGGTAAAGATAAAATATAATTATTAATTGGTGAAGTTATTAAAGCACCCCCTAACGGTTGATTTTGAAAACCTATTGTTTCAGGTAAAGCCACCGTTTCATTATTATAAAATATTGTCAACTCATTCCAATTTGGAGTATACCTACTTTCTCCCGTATCTAATAAACTTGGGGTACTATCGTTAAATCCATAAGCGGTGATTATGTTATTACTTCCATTCACTATTCGAGGGGGTATGATACTGAAATTAGTCTCTACTTTGAACTCTTTTGGATTTGATGGCTTAGTACTTGGGTAAATAGTTTGTCCATACTCGACCCCAGTTTGTGTTTTGAAATCTATATTACTTCGATACTTACTTGTAGCGTGTTTGAAGTTGTAATAATTGTATTCGTTTGGTACTGACTTTTTATGCGATGAAATATCAACGTAAGGTGTATAGTCTAATGTCGCTTTTGAATAAACCAAACCCGTTGTTTCTACGTCACTTGGAGTAAGAAAATATAACTTATTATCGTTTGGCGAAGTGTCATAAATTGAAATATTAAAAGACTTAATAAACGAGTTTAAAAAGTCAATTACTTTTGTGTTTGGTAAAGTTTGTATAAGGTCAATAGTTCCTGAATTAGAATCTAAAGCGTTTACGTTTACCGTTGAGCGATATCTGAACATTCCACTTACTTGGACTGTCAAAGGCGATGGGGTAAAAGGGGGAGCTGGTTTGAAATAATGATAACGAACTTCTATTCTAAAATTATTCCAATTTACGGGTTGATTGAATTTTGCGTAAACATAAAATTCTAATTCGTTTGAATCGAAATAAATATCTGACACTTGCATTTTAGTAAACAAATTACCATTACTAAAATCAAATGTTTGAGTTAAAAATGATTCCGTTTCTCCTTTTTTTATTAATGAAATATCAACACTTGCACTCGTTTGCGTTTCTGAAAAAATGAAAATATCATTAAAGGTACAAAGCAACTCAAAAGATTCTCTATAATATTCCAAAGGGGTTGAATTAATAACTAATTTAACCGAACTATCTGAAAGGTCAATAGTTGGAGTATATTTGTAAGGCGTTGGTATTTCGTCTGTATTGTCAACCGCTCCCGTATTTATTAATTCTAAACTACCAAACCCGTTTTTTAATATTATTTTATTGTATTTCGTATTTAAAAACGATTTTGAATTACACCAAACAAACGCCTTGTTAAATTCAGGGCGTGTGTAAAGTGGCATTATTACCTCTAAACCGTATTTTTTTACCAACAAATCATAAATAGTGCGCAAAGACAAAGCAGGTCTTAACTCAGAAATTTTTACTAAATTATTCCCTCTTGGATTGTTAGATTCTTTATAAGCAATATTGTCGAAGTTTTCAAAAGTTTCCGTTTCATTGTAACTCCAAACCCTTGAATTAGATACTAAAGGGACATAATACAAATAGTTTATTCCATCAATTGTAAAAGATTCAGTTCCTTGTAGCAAAGAATACGCTTTTGAGGGTAGCCATTGAATTAAATAACTACCTAAATCGTTTAAAGTGTCATCTGCTATTCTGTCTTTTAAGTTAGTTATGTTATTAGCAAAACTTCCTGTAAAATCAATCGGTCTATTATTCTTGTAACTTAAATCCGAAAGAATCAAATAACCATTCTGAAATAATTGACCTGAACTATAAATTTTGCAAAAGTATTTTTTATCTGTATTTACTTTTACGACTGTAGTGTCTCCAAAGAAACCAAAGGCACGTCTATTTTTTGGAGTTGCTGGGAAAGTGAAATTTTGAGAATAAGGCGCAAATATTTTTGAAATATCCTGCAAATCCTTTTGAGTGTATTTCATTATAATGGATTCGTCTTTGTGTAAATCTAATTTGGTAAACTCCAACCCGTCTACCGAAACAAATATTTCTGTTATTAAATTTGCCATTATCGAATGTCTAAAATTTTGTTATTTGTTTCGTCTAATTTGATATTATAATCAATCATAATTTTGTCATTGATTCTAGTTTTTCTTTGGAAATCTGAATCAGTCACTACTACAGGAATTTGTTGATGCGTTTTAAATTTTCCTATTGCTTCATCTGTAATCGTTAATGAATCAATTGTAATAGTAGTATCGTCGATTGTAACGTATGTATTATCAATTGTCAACCCTATTGTCGTGGCTTCTTGAACATCGCCTTTAAAACGTATTAAATAGACTTTTGGACTGTAGATAATTTCCTCTACTAAATCAACCATTATTTCGGTTAACATTCCTGTATTAATTGTGTACGATTGCGATACATCTAAATTATCTTTTAATTTAGAATGCTGAAATGAATTATCAACGGTTGAGGGGTCACGAAATGTACGGTTGTTTGTTTGACTATCTATTTTTCCGCTTACTGTTATTTTTCCAATAGGGGTAAACATTTCAAACAAGCCTCTTTTGTCTAAGTAAACAATCAAACACGAATCTTTTACGCATTTTTGCCATATTTCATTGTATGGAATATCAGTAACGGTTATCATATTTGCAGTTGTGGCTTCCTCAACTGAATTAGCTAAGTTGAAAGCCTGAGTAATGTAGTTGTGGATTCTTGGATTGTACCACCTGTTTAATCCAGTAACAAATCCTAACGCCCCACCTTGCTGTACTCCATTATCACCTAAAAAAGACTGTTCATAATTCCAACGATACCCTAATGTAGCAAAGCAAGTATTATAGTTATTTCTAACTATATCGGCTTCGCTTTCTATATCTGTTACAATTTGCCAAAATACGCCCTGATTAACAATAGCAGGGTTCGATAATTCATTATAAACAAACAAAGGATTTATGTAAGATTTTAACAAGTCCGATATTTCAAAGTTGATATAATTATCGGATGCACTAATTTTTTCCTTGACTAAAATATGGTTAGGACTTCCTAACGTTTTTGTTTGATCGCCTGACCATATCCAAAGGTAAACAGTCGCTTTCTGAATTGTAGAATCTTGAGATGCGTTTTGTAACCTCAAATGAACGGGGCTACTGCAAAAAGTGATATTTTCCTCTTCCGTTATTGCGGTTCGATTTTCAATAGGTAAGGTAGTTGGGACTGCCATTTATTTAGTTTTAAAAGGTTCTAAAATTATATCATTTATATTTTTAATGATTATTTTTGTTGTGTCTGGTATTAATTCTTTCATTGTTATTAGTAAGGCGTTTTTTTCTCCTGATTCTTTGCCCTGTGGATAATTAAAAGCCCCATAATACATTTGATACATCGTTAATTTAGTATCAGGGTCAACTCTATAATTCATTTCATCCTGCAAACGACCTGTATCTCTTCTTGAAATAGGCACTGCTTTTTCTAAAATCCTATCCCCTAAAATTAACAGTTCTTTTTTGATAATTCTATCGACATTTAACTGTTCTTTGCTTCTACGCTTTATCTTTGCCCTCATCTTTTTTCCTGTTTGCTCTTACTAATGCAATCAATTTTTTAATATTATTAGATGAATTTCTTAGTGCTGTAGCAACTGCTTTTTTTTGCGTTGTTCTTCCTTGCCTTGTTCTTCCAACTTCGTACTCCTCACCGCCTAATGCAGTATAAATTATTTTCCATTTTACCCCGTTTGGCATTAATTCATTAGCATACTTTTCCAATTGAGAGTTATCATTCCATTGTCCATAATACAACTCTCTAAATATAACCTCGTTTCTAACATAGGTATAAGCAATCGACCGTTTCAAACTCCCTTGATCAACCTTTGCTGTTTTCTTTGCTTTATCAACAATAGTTTTAGCGATTGCTCTTATTTCAATCTCGCTTAACAACTTAATCCAATATTAGGAATTGACAAACTTATATCAAATCGAACCCCGTCACAAATACCCGTTCCCCATTCTTTTAAAACTTTCAACCTACTCAAAGACTGCAATTCAATATTACTATCATTGTTTTGTTTTTCAATTACATTTATAAATCGATTTGCAATTGATACCGTCTCATTAATATTATCAATGTAATTTGTATTAGTCATTAGCTTTGAATCAATCTTTATAGGCTTAATATCTCTTTGCTGAATTACTGTTATATTAAAGTTGTAAGTAAGGTAATCACTTTCTGTTTCAATATCAATCAAATCAATATTCACTAAGGGATAGATATTTTCTTTATTGGTATCAATTACAGCAGTTGGTACAATAGAAATAGTATTGACTAATTCGTTTGATTGAAACTGCTCAACTATCCAATTGTATATTAAAGATGATTCGTTCATTATTTTAAATTTTCAATTATTCTTTTCCTTAATAAATACTCGCTTTGATGTAAGAATCTATCCATACCCCAACCTAAAACTATATCGCTCTTTGTAAAATCCCCCTTAGTTAGTAAGTATAATAATTCTGCATATATTCCGTAGTGTTCTACAAAATCCTTTCTTTCCTCACTACCTTGTGTATTCATTCCCGAACCGAACGAGAATTGCGGAGTATTATATATCCACTCATAACGGGCTTTTATATCGGCTGCCCGTTCGTAAAAAGTCTTGTAACATATTCAGCTAATTCTAAACTAATTTTATCAAAGTTTATTTTTCTCGACCACCAATGTTTAGGTTTTAATACTATTTTTAAAAATTCAATTGTCTCACTTTCGCTTGTTAGAGTATCACAATCAATCCACTTTTCGGCATTCTGAAACTCTAAATCAATCTTGTACGGAATATGAACAAGTCCATTAGTTTTAAGAGCTTTATCAAACGCCTCAAAGTCATCTGTCTCAAATATTTCTTTTATTTGAGTAGCTACATATTCCCCATTGTCTTCCATTCCTTCAATAGCTTGGACAAATTGATTGAACTTTACAAAAGGAATATCATTTTTTGATTTATAAATTTTGGAACTCATAGATTGCTTTTAATTTATTTTCGTCGAATGGTTCATTTCCAAATAGTTCAACAAACACTTCTTTTGATTTCAATTCTGATTTCAAAAGAGGTCTGTATTCCTTGTTCAAATAAGGAATAATAGTCTTAAAGTGCTGTATCGTATGAGCCTTTCCTAATGTCTTTAACTCTATTTTTTTCTTTCTCATTTTACAAATTTATAATTTATATTAACACTTGAGATACTTTTCCATATAAATTTTTATAAATCGAATACCCTCCTGCTTCCGTAATGTGGTCAAAGCCTGATTGTTTATCAGGTACTCCATTTCGGTAGCTTTGATTTTCTAATGCTTCCGCATAGTTAGGGCATAGTTTGTCGTTGACGTAATATTTATCATTTTGAAAAGCTAGGTTAACAGCGTTTATTCTTTCTGTTACATTTGGATTCTTTTTTGGTGTATCAACTGTGAACCCGTTTTGTTTTAATATTGAGAAATCACTTGCCCCTGATGTGCTTCTATTATTCCCACTCGCATCGGGATTTATTATTATTTTGTGATTTGGATAATTTTCTTTAATGTAATCTGAAATAGATTGTGTGTCGTATGCGTTTGCTATTTCGCCAACTGCATACATTTTGCCGTTTCTTTTTACGTGAACAACCGCATTCATATTGGTTATATTGAAATCCATTCCGATATAAAGCATCTCTTGTGGCAATGGAATTTCATTTGTCCTATGCGCTTTTCGGTTATAACTTTTATAAACATTATTTGAATTTAGATTTACAAACTCCCCGTTTAAATAAGCATTTACCTGACTTTCTGTATAGGTTTCTTTAAGTATTTCTACGTAATTTTTAGGTAAAAAAGGATTGTCAAAAGTTTTAGCTTTTATAATTCCCTTATTTTCGCTTGGATTCTTTACAAAAAATTCATAAAGCCATTTAAAGCCCTCAGGAGTGCCTACTACATCGGTTTGATTTATCGCTCCATTAGGCAAAACCGAGCGATTACGACCTATTATTTTCATAAAAACATCGCTCATTTTGTCCTTAGACAATGCGTCGGTTTCATCTATTAAAGAATACCCTACCTCATACCCTATTATTCTTTCAGGGTCTGACATATTCCTTAAAATAATATTACCTACATTGGTTTTGATAATATTTTCAGAACGATTTAAAGTAAAATCAATATTGTATTTTTGAAGTTGCTCTATGAACTTAGGAAATGCTACATCGTTTATAAGTCCGTAGGTAGGTAGGTAGTAAGCTACATTTACCTTTGGATATTGTAGTTTTTTTATTATTGTTTTTGCTACTCCAACGTGAGACTTTCCAGAACCAAAACCACCGATTAAAGCAGTATGTGTTTTTGTTGAGGTTATAAATTCAGATTGATGTTTAAGAGTTGGAATCTTGAGTTGCATCGGTTAGAATTATTTCGGTGATTTGCGTATTTTCTGATTCAATAAACTGCATACTCAACTTCCTTAACTCTTCAGGTGTTGCAATCAATTTCATTAATGCCATTTGTAAAGCTGGAGCGTTTGAGGTGTACCATTTAGAACGCATTGAAACTTTTAAAGTGGTGCGGTTTTGTTCTAAAAGCGTTTTAAGGCTGTCTAATTCGTCAGATTCAACTGGAAAGAAGTCATAAAAAGTTTGTTTAGAACAAGGGATAAATGCAATAATATCCTCCACAAAAAACAACTTGTGTTTAACAATCATTTCCTTCGCTTGTTCAAATATCTTTACTCTATCGTATGCCATTATCTATGTGTCATTTCATAAAAGCAATCAGGTGCTTTTCTAGTTGGTCTATATTCTTTTGGTAATGCTTTACAATCTTTTATAAACTGTTCAGCTTCATCTCTTGTCTCGCAAAGTTTAACATCAATAATTTGTTCTTTGCCTTTGCTGTTTAACTGGGTGATTGTTATTTTATACATAGCTTTCATTTTTTTTACTGTCTAAAATTTTAGGTGCTATATTATTCCAACTTATTCGATGATGCCATAAAGCACCTCTTTTTGTATTGTGCCTGTTAATAGTTAATTTAGCATTATTTGGGTCTTGTAATACACTTCCAAATGATTTTCTATAACTTCTATCGGTTGCATAAATATGTTTCGTGTTGCCGTCTATTTTATCCATTTCAGCAGTTTGCGCTCCACTTCTTAATAAAGTTGCTAATCCGAAATTAGCTATACCTCTTTGCCATTTACTTATTGAAAAATTAACATCTTCATTTAAAATCATATTTAGATCCGATAACTTCCAACTAAAATCCATTATCCAAATTTGCATTATATTTTTTTTAGTATTTGGCATTGCTCCACCGCTATACCCTCCAAATATAATTCCAGTTTCTAATGTAATTTCGTTTAACTTTTCAATAACTAAAATTAACTTTTCTCTATTGTAAGTATTTATTGGTTTACTTGCTACAATACCTCCGTAATCGTCATCTAAACAAACACTAATTCCACCACTTTTTTGAGCTTCTAAAATACTTGCAACCCTACCAACTGCCGCTCCGTTTTCAATATTAGTTCCACAAAAATCTACATACGATTTGCATAATTCAGTATCGTAAACTATTGCTTTTTCTTTATAGCTTTCGGCTAATTCAGAATAACAATCAGGGATTAAAACTTTATAATCAAAACCTCTTTTATCTAAATAGCGAACAGTTTTATTTTTGCTTTTTTCTTGAATACTTAATACATAAAAAATCATAATTCAAAAACGCTTTCTGACAATTCTACAAAACCTCTTTCAAGCGCTTCTTTTGGTGCTAAAATAACCAATCCTAAATCTTTAAAAACCTCTTGTATTTTTTCGTCTTGACTTGAATAATAATCGGCTATTTTTTGAAAATTAAAATCAGTAAAAAATGATGCTCTTGCTTTTAGAACTTCTTTTAATTCATTTTCAACTTCCAATAAATTGATTTTATCAATTAACAATTTTGTTTTATCTAAATTAGCTAATTCATTTATATCAGGAACTATTGACGATGGTGTATAAAAAGGTATTTCAATATCAAATAAATCCTGTTCGTTCAAATCCTTTAAAATTGGTAAATCCAATCCCCACGCTTCCAACTGCTCACTATCCCATTCATTTGCTAATACTTCCCAATCCCATTCGCCGCCGCTTGTATTATCTTTGATTAAAAACTCACGTTGTTTATCTTCTGTTAAGTCTGCAATAATAATAGGTATTTCTTTTAATCCAGCTTCTTTACACGCTTTATAACGCATATTACCACCTAAAATAACCATGTCCGAATTTACTACTATTGGTCTAATATTAAGCATTTCGGGGAAGTCTTTTATAGACTGAACCAATTTTTTAAACTTATCATCTTTGATAATTCTAGGATTGTTCGGGTTAAGTTTAACCTCTTGTATTTTTACTATTTTCATAAAAACAAATATATAAAATTAATAATTCATTTTGCTAGGAATAATAACAAAAAATTGTTTTCTTTCAATTCTGTACATGGTATTAAGCAATGTTTTAATTTCTTGATTTAATCTAGTAGATTTTCTATACCCATATTTATAAACAAATCTTTCGATTTCTTTATCGGAATATCCAAGCTGCTTAGCGTGGGTTGATATTGTATGTATCATATTTGATAAGCTTTATAATAATATTTTCTGTCTCTTTTGAATGTCATCCATTCAGAATAAGTCATTTGTCTTTTAAATTCTTGTTGAGTAGCTTTATGAATAGCTACAACTTTAAGAATTACATCGGCTGAAAGTTGGTTATTTACGTTTGATGATTTCATTTTTAAAGTCGATTATAAAGTTATCAAAATCTTTTGCGATAATATAAACAGCTCCAGCTAGTTGTACATCCTGTTGATATTTCTTTTGTGCTTCACTTTGCTTGTCTTTCCCTATTTTTACTTCAATCTTAAAACTAATTCCTCGATATATTGCACTTATATCCGCAGTTCCATTAGTAGAAGTGCCAGGAATATATTTCATTGATCCGATTGTCCTTTGTCTTCCTAACACATCAGTTGATACTTTTCGATTATCAATCATACGCCCCATACTTGACACTCTTTCGGCTTGACCACCGATGTACTGAATGAACATAATAATTGTTTTAGTTAGTCCGTTTGCTGTTGTATCGTTAAACTTTTGCATAGGAATACAATGGTCTGGGACATTAGGATATTTTTCTTTAAAATCTTTCAAGTAAAGTTCTTGAAGTTTTGCTTTATTTTCTTTGTTCATTTTAGTATAATATTATAATGGTACAATAGTATAGGTACAAAACCCTATCTATATATAGGGTTTTGTACCATTATACCAGTATAGTGGTATAGTATAGTGGTATAGTCTGTTTTGTACCACTTATTAACAATACAATTCTTATAAATTTTATTAAAAAATACTATTTTCATCGTTAATTTTGTTTGTTAATAAATATTTGTTATCT